AGTTACGGCTGGGACAACTCTCAATTTAGCCTTGGAAGCTCCAGGTATCCGGGTTGCTTTGGACACAACGAGCACGTTTACCATTGCTCAGAGTCCATGCTATGCGACCGTCGAAAGCGCATCCGAAGAGGCTGATCCCGTAGGAGTGGCACTCGTGGATGTAACAGCAAGCTATTACTATTGGGCGCAAGTTTCTGGAATAGCTTTGGTATTGCAGGACGGAAATATTGGCTTTGGTGAGGAAGTGTGTCCCGGGGCAGTTGCCGGATCGGTGAAGCTTAAGAACGCGACTTTCGATCCTACTATGCCGATTGTTGGCATAAAAGCCCATGCCGATGGTGTTGATACCGAATATCACGCTGTTAATCTAAAATTGCTGTAAACTTTTAACAAGTGGGGGGGGCCTCAATAAGCCCCCGCTCCCACTCTCCAAGGAGTGAAAAAATGACTTTAGCACTTACAAATTTAGTCAGATCAAAAATGATGAATAAGATGGTCAATTTTTTCGATATTGCATTTGATTCATCTTATGCCTTTGGTGGGGAGGCTCTAACTCCGTCTACCATGGGCTTGCCGACCGGTGTGAACGAACTTTATATTAACCCTCAAAATGGTTACAGCTTTCAATATGACGTAACCAATGAAAAGCTCAAGGTATTTGCACCAGCCCCACCGATTGTGATTGAGGAAGAACAAACCATAGCCTCAAATGCAATCACCTTGAATTATCCCGCCGCTGCGATTCTCAGCATGGCATCAGCAACAGCTACTCAACTCTTAATTGAACCTTCGGACACCGTTGCGGCTAATGAGGTTCAGCTTGCGGCTGCTATGTCGGCAGGTGCAAGGCCGACCTTTACGTTCCATGCTTCAACTTCCGGTGTGATTGAAACCACTTATATCACTCAAGCATGGCATGAGGTCTGGGTAAACCGGTTAGCATCTCAAGCCGTAACCGCGGCGACCCATGTGTGTGACACCAGTGAAACGCTGTGTTTTGTTGAGTCTATGCTCGTTTCCGGTACGACTGGTTCTTCACGGCCTATGTTTCTTCGGGGCGGTGATGCCGCGGCCACTACAGAATGTGAGGTGGATTTCAGTGATTCAGGTGCCGGGACAGCCGGGGATACGACTTTTACGTTTGCGGCTGGTGATGTCGTGACCGGGATTGTTTACAGTGGCATTAAACTTCCGGCCAGCGGATTTTTGAAAGAAAGATTCATTGAGGATGAAGATTTAACTATGTCTTCAGGTACAGGAGCGTCTGCTTTTCCGATCCTATTCCAGGGTATTTGCGGCCAGATCCCGGATTACACGGCCGCTGCTGAAAGGGATGCGCACAGCTTAATGATGGCTTCCGGGGATGCCGTTGGAACCGCGAAGGAATGTTCTATTGATTGGCATCTGCTAACGACTGTAGCCGGTCACCGGATCAGAACCGAGGATACCACCAGTGATGCCCTATCGCTTACTTATGTTAAGGGGCTGATGTCCGAAATCCCGGGTGTTGTACCCTTGGAAGTTAAAAATACTCAGGATTTGAGCGGATTGACGAACGTAAAGGTTATGGCGGTCAGCCGGTAGTCGTTTCAAACTTTAACAAGCCCGGAGCAATCCGGGCTTTATCCGGAGGTTTTTAAATGACCAGCGCCGAAATCATTGCAGCCGTTCGATACGCCATCAGAGAACCATCGCCCCAAAGAGTAAGTGACACCAATATTACCAATGCCCTGTCTCGCGGTATTAAAGTTGTTGGATTAGCTGTTAAAAAGGCCAATCGCGAATTCTGTACCCGTCGTAAAGCAATAGATTCCTATACAAACGTATTTAGTTGGCCTGATAATTGCCTACAGATTGTCAATGTTTGGGACCTTCGCACTTCCGCAATAACCATCACAGACGCTACTAATGCAAGCCCTATCGTTATTACTGCAGCCGCTCATGGCCGGTCTGACGGTGACATCGTTCATGTCCAGGACGTTTTGGGCAATACGGCGGCCAATGGCGTGTTCGAAGTCGATAATACCGCTACAAACACGGTTGAACTTTTAGGATCAACTGGGAATGCGGCCTATACGTCCGGTGGTCTACTTTATCAGGAAAAAAAGAACATGACTTTGATTAGAAGGCTGAAAGATCAAAGTTCGGGTATGAGCAATAGCGGAGCTTGGTTTCCGAGGGGCAAGCAAATTGTAATTGATAACGATAATTTCACCAGGGATATTGTTGTCGATTACATTCTACAATTAACCGAATTAACCGACATTCCAGATGATTACCATGAAGGTTTGGTCGCGTTTTGTGTAATTGACCTATTAATTCTACCGGATCAAAGACATCCGGAATATGCAGACAAGAACCAGACCCTACAACGCATGGTCGGAATTTTGGACACAACCTTTAGGGATATTTCGGACCTGAAAGTATCATCGGAGCCTAAACGGTTTCCGAGGGGCATAGGCTGGAATGCAATGGCAACATAAGGAGTTATAAATGCTAACCCCGGTACCTGGATCGTCAACAATATCAGGCATGAACGGCCAGGACGTTATCACGGCTGTTCGAGATCTATTAAATGAAGCAGAAGTAGGGTTTTGGAATGATACCCAAATGCTGAAATGGATCAATGCCGGTATTGTGGATATTGTTGGTAAAACTTGGTGTATAGGTACATCCGAATCAATTACACTGGCAACCGATACGGTTGAGTACACTCTAACAAACAGCACGATTACCACTGTTGCAGTAGTCTACAATAGCGCAAAGGGCTTGGTTATTGGCCATCCTTCAATGCTGGGCCATGTTCATGACGTTGCCGAGCCTGTTTATTATTACATATTTAATAATAAGTGCGGAATAATTCCTAAACCTGCAGCCGCCATTGCCGGCAATACCTGTGAAGTTTATCAAATTCCTATGCCTACAGCTATCACGGTTAGCGGTAGCGTAGTTTTACCGTCTTATTTAGATGATTGCCTGCAATATTACGTGATGTGGAAAGCCTTTTTGAAAGATGATAGGCCTGAAGAAGCTGTAGGAATGGAAAACAAGTACGGAAAAGATATCGTTGCATTCAGATCGGATTTATTGCAGCAGAAAATGAGCGAATACGAAACTAAGGCTAAGAATTAATGAGACCGGCTAAATTAAATAATTTAAAAATGGTTCAGCACAACTTCAAGGGTTCATGGTTGCCTGATGTTGATCCGGCACAAATGGGACCGGAAAATTTCAGGAAACTTGAAAACCTGCGCCCTGTTGACGGCGGACTTGAAGCTGTAACAGGTTATTCGATTATCAATACATCTGCTATTAGCGCGTATATTAAAATCAGAGATATTTGCCAGTTACAAACTGATCGGGACGTTAAGTCTCATGTTTTGGTGCATGCTGTGGACTCTTCTGGAAATGGTCGAGTATATGAAAACAGAACGGCGATCCCGACAGCCGGCGCATTTGAGGGTACTCAACTTCATTCAGATTCTTCAGTGAACTTAACCGGTAGGCTTTCCAAGGCTCCCCAGGGACACATTGCATATTGTAATGGTGAAGAATCCATGATTTGGGCAGGGCCGCAAATGCGGCTAGTTGCGTTTTTCTTATGTAAGGATGATGCTCTTTCGCTTTCCCAGGAATTTACTGAAGCGGTCAATAACACGTTGAGCACGACCGGAAATACTGCCGTTATCGGAGCAACAGACGAATTTATAACAAATGGTAATATGGAGGCTGATGATAATTGGCAGGCTGAAGGAACTCCTACGACGAATGAACAAAGCTCTGAGCAAGCGCATAGCGGCACGTATAGTTGGAAATTTACAACCGATGCAGTTGATGAAGGAATAGAAACAGAAGACGGTGACGATTTTACAACTGTAACCGATACTGTTTATTATTACAGGGCTTGGATATATACCACTGAAGCCACAATAAATGTAGCAATTTTGCAAGGGAATGACGGATCTACCTTAGAGGTAGACACGGATCACAGTGTTACGGCAAGTACATGGACATTGATTTCAGGCTCTTACACAGAAACAAGCGGCGGGGCAAACGCCAAAATTCAGTTTCGTTCGCCGTCTGCTGATGGCATCGGAACCTGGTATGTTGACGATGTCTCAATAGTAGCCACTGGACGGCCATACGGATGTGTGTTTTCAACCCGTCCGTTACAGGCGGTTAAATTCACACTTAAAACCGGTTCAGTAAACATTACAAAATCAGTATTGGTTTGTGATTATTGGGACGGCACGGATTTTGCGGCGGTTTCTTCACCTTCTGATGCCACTACTTCCGGTGATATTGCATTAGCGCAGACCGGCATTTTTTCATTCACGTCAACAGTCGGAAGTGCAAAGCCTAAACATTTTAATGGTTTATATTTGTATTGCTACAGGTTTAATTTAACTGCCGGAAGCGCCACTATTGAGCATATGTCTAACGATGCTCCCTTTCAAGATATGGTTGATATATGGGATGGAGTTTACAGGCCACCTATCCAAGCCCAAATGCTCAATGCAACGAAATGGGATGACTATACACTTCACATCAACGAATCCTCTACGCTGAATTTTCCGGTAGGTATGATTTTAGATGGATTGGCTTTTGCTACTGATATTCTGCTTTTCGCATTTGAAGAACGTATGTCCGGAATTCGATTTCAAATGTTGGGAGGGCTGGTCAATACAAATACTTCTGTTTCTGCCATGACGTATTGGAATGGTGAAACCTGGACAACTGTTGATGGTATGGAGGATGGAACCCTTTATGGGGGTGCTACATTCGGTCGGTCAGGCTCCATAACATGGGTAGCGCCGGATGAAACATTGGAATTTCAACGTACTCTTTTTGGTACAAAGGCCTATTTTTATTCGATGGCGTTTAACGCCAATCTTTCCGGGACTAAAGGTGGGGATGAGGAAGTTTTAGTGGATATTGTTACTGGAATTCCCGCCCAACAAACAATCAAGCCTTTTAAGTTCGCAGGCCGGTTTAAAAATCGACTTACCCTGCTTAATTATGAGGCTGGAAAAGAATCTAATCGTATAGATTACGGTATGACCGACGCTCCGAGTGTCATGAACGGCGAAGAAAGCTCCATGAACGGGGTTCAAAGTCTGTATTTTGGTGGTAGCGAGGCTCTTACTGCTGCAACAGAGATTTATAACCGTTTCGGGTCAAGGATATTTGACCTCTATCTTGTTTTAAAAAAGATGGAGACCTATGTATTAGACGGTAATGGCCCTGAAGATTATGTTATTTACCCCGTTTCCTATAATGTCGGGTGTCCAGCGCCACAGACTCTTGTGAATGCCGAAGTCGGGTTTGAAATGGGCGAAGATCTGACCAGAAATGTCGCAATTTGGATATCATATAATGGACCAGTGATGTTCGATGGTGCTGTCATAAAGCCGCTGAGGGGTATTCAGAAATATTTTGACCCGATAGAAGACGACTGTATTAATTACGATTATATCGATTTATCAAGAGCATGGTTTGACGCAATCAATCAAGATTACAATCTTGGAATTCCGATTGGATCTTCCACAGTAATTAATAAGTGGGTAGCCTATAATTTTATTCAAAACAAATGGTTTGAGAAAAAAACGGGAACCGCCAATATGCCACAAGTCGGCGCATCGGTTTTTGATACCAATGGAGTGCAATATAACTACGGCGGAATTGATGTCGGTCAGCTGGTAAGGCTTGAAAACGGTACGGCCTGGAACACCACAGGAATTACATATCGAGTGGATACCGGAGATTTTTGGCCGGATAACAATATTTGGCGGCAATCTCTTGTACGTCATATCAAGCTGGTTGCCAAAAGAATTAGTGAATCGCATGTTTTAAAATTGCATTATTACCAGGATTCTAACGATGAGTTTGGAGTTGGGTACACAATTTATGAGGTCTCTCCAGGTTTTACGTTTCTTGATGCCGTGGTAGAAATGGGCGGTGGATTTAGTTTTCTTACCGTTCCGGTCACCACGACTGATTTGAGTTTAGGGGATGGAAACAGATTAACCAGAACCACAATTAATGTCAATCGATTGGCTTGGAACCATGGATATGGATTTGAGGTCACGACAACCACCACTCAAAAAGCATTTGTACCGATAGCGTGGGGGATACTATATGAAGAACACAGACTTGACGGAATACAATAAAGATAATGCGTGGGTTAAAAAATTAGAAAGAGACGAGCGCAATTTTAAGATTGTTAAAGACAAAAAGGTTAAAAAAACAAAATACGTCTCTTTAAATCAAATTCGTGCAATAAGACGAGGACAGCATGGCCGATTATAAATTTATTGTTGCAAACGGGTACACGGGCGGTACAGACGGATATCTTGATGCTATTGATGGTGATCTATTGGCTGATGGTGACGTGGCTTTAGTCGTTCTATCATCTGGGCAAACGTCTAAGCATATTTTAGATGCTGATTCAGGGCTGACAGAGGATACCACCAACTTCACCGTAATTGCTCCCGACACCAATGCCGGCACAAAACGATGGATTAGGGTCTGGCAGGGCGGTCGGGTTTTGATACCGGATAGCACGATAGATCAGGGGGCGGCTGGTGTGACCGGAACTTTGGCGTGGCATATTGCTAACGCATCTGGTGAAGAATGTGATGTTAAGATTTTTCAAGGTGATCATGATGTTACAACAAATATAGAAGTTCCTGTTACCATGGTGTTGAAACCGGAAAAAGGAGCTATTTTAGATGGATCTGGTGATTTACAAATCAATAGCGCTTTCGGTGTAGATATTTTTTACCAAGTTTTCGGTACGAGTATCACAGTCACATTTAAGATTGGTGGTACAACTGAAATACATCCTGAGTGGTGGGGTACTATCCCTAATGGTGCATCCAGCATTCACACAGTTTTAAATAAAGCTATTGCAGCGACTAACTCTATTGATTCTACAAACGGTACGCAAGATCCGACGCTAATCCTCCGTCCTGGAACTTATTATACTGACCATAGCAGCATTTCTACTATATCATGCAACGTTGATGGCCCTAAAGCTACCTTTGCGGCAACGGCGAATGTGAGCGCAACTGGATATTTGCTTCAATTTGACTACACTGAAAATGCGCGGAAGCAATTTGTTAATTTAGATGAGATTATAGGTCCAAATGTTGCAAATTGGGACTCAGACGAAGCTCAATATAACGTTGGGATAAATGTCATTGGTGGAGATAGTTGTGATATGACTATTTCACGGATATCTTCATTCGCTGTTGGATGGCAATCTGCTGGCACGGTACACGAAGAACACGTTGGAATGTGGAATGTTGATATTGACACAATTATTGCTTGCAATACGGGATTATACGTTACGTCAGGTACAACAGGCGGGACAGATGCCGGATTTGAGGCAATGAACTTCAACATACGCTATGTCAATCGCACAGGCATTCAAGGCGGCGTGGTGCTGGATTTTGACAGCAATCATGCTAACGCAAAGACTATTAACGGAAATGTTGTTCGTATAGGTTTTTTTGAACTTCACACATGGGCTGATATGCTAGGCCTTATGGTTAGGGGTGAGAATACTTTTACTAATAAATTTATTGTTGATGGTCAACTTATTCCTCCAACCGGCACAGGAAAAATCGTTGTAATACAAAACTCAGCGCTCGAAAACATTTTTGAAACGTGTTACATGGATTGGGATCTTGTGACTCATAGCGGCGGGTATAATATCTTTCGCCAAACTTCGAACCAGAATGCATATTATCCAGCATTATTTACAAACGACTACGGTAGGTCCGAAATTCGTAAATCCGCTGCACCAACCGAATATCCGTGGCGCGTTGGTGATATGTGTTGGAATAGTGCGCCTTCAGCTGGTGGCACATTAGGGTGGGTTTGTACTACATCAGGAACCCCAGGTACATGGAACGTATTTGGTAGTATCGCTGCATAATAAGTGTGTTTCACATGAAACATAAGGAGTAAATTATGGATTTAGAAAATAATCCCAGATATCAAAGAGCAATTCAGATCATGAGGCGCTATAATCCCAGACAAAAGGCGATTTTTAACACGATTGCGGCTGATAGAGCGTTTGCAGCTACAGATATGGGAAAAAGAATCCAACTACTAAAAATGGGCATGGCCGAAAGGTCTGCAAAGCGTGATTTTGCGGAACGGAAAAAAGACTATAAACGTGCGAAAAAATACGGAACTATCGCTGAATTAATGGGGGTAGGCGATATCGGGTTAAAAACTTATTTTGGCACTCAGGATATAAAACATAAGGAAAGAATCGCTCAGATGATTAATAAAGATCGTAAAAAACTTTATCCCGGGGCGAAATTGTTTTTTTAGAGGTATGTTATGGCAACTCAATTTTCAGCAGTTACAGGCGGTCGGCGGCGCAGAATTCCGTATATTGAAAGAATTAATGCTCAGACCCCACAATTGGCCCAAATGATCCAAGCGCAAAAAGCAAACCAACGGGCAGATCGTGAATTCGCATTTCGTGAGGATATGGCAGAGGACGCAAGGGAAAAAGAAAAACTGGCTATGATGCTGGGAGTTGGCAACATTGGCTTGCAAGGATATATGGGGTATAAAAAGAATCAAGCTATTGAGAAATTGTTGACGCCTGAAGTCACAAAAGAAGTGGCTACTCCGGCCTTGAGTCCTGTTGGATATGGTGGGCCTGGTGGGGAACCTGGTGTAGGCGGGATTTCAACTCCAACAGGTGAAGGCGCGACTCCTGGACTTTTTTCAAAAGTAGGCGAATCCCTTACTTCCGGATCTCCATGGTTAGGCGGTCTGGCTGGTACGATAGGGTCAAAGGCGCTTGTAAAAGGCGATAATAAGTTTAAAAAAGCTGCTGTTGGTGCCGGTATTGGCGGCGCTACGTCATGGGTAGCATCTGGAGGGTTGCAGAAACTATTAACCGGGGGCGGGTTCGGCGGTGGTGATCCATATGATACCGTTCTTGGTTCAATTTTTGGAGGGGCAGGAGGGTTATTTATATAATGGCATTGCCAGCGAGTAGATTCATGCGAGGCTTGTCCTCACAGTTTAAGGCGGCGTCCGGACGATTCAGACGCTATCCGATGTTGCGGTCTATGTTTTCTGGACGAGTAAGTACGGATACGGATATGCCGGTTAGCGATATGGTCGGCACACAACCTAGTAACGTCCTTGGTGGAGAAGGTGAGGTAACAGACTATACTGGTGATCTTGTTTCAGCCGGACGGCCTGAATCGCTATCTGGTTTCGCAAGGGATCTCGCTGGAAATGTTATCGGGGGTGCCGGCGTGCCGGCGGGAGTGGCTGCAGTATCGGGTGTGCCAGCAAAAGCAATTTTGAGTGCTGCACCTGAACTGGCTTTAAGTACTGCGTTAAGTCCTGTCTTGTTTGGTAAATCTTTTGGTGACTACGCAACGGATATACATTCCGGATACACCGTTGACGAAGCTATGAAGGAAAGCGAATTAAGTGAAGCCGGTAAGATATCTGCTAAACAGGCAGCCGAAGCCGATAGACCTAAGAGCTTATTCGGACTTGCTAAAGCTAGTTTAGGATACGGTAAGTTTGCGGGTGCATCGGCTGAAGATGCCATTGCCACTCAAAAAGCAATGGAGAAACTAAATTTAACCAACCCAGCCATTGAAGATCTTGTGACCGCTCCTAGTGGAGAAGGGGCTCAAGATTATTCTGACACTATTGGCCGCGGGGTTTTGGCGAGTGGGGAAAGTGCCGATGTCGATGTAATGTCGGGGGCTTCGATAGAAGGGGGATCTCCCGGAATGGCTGGTGGAGATAGCAGCGGGCTTTGTATCATAATAACCGTTTGTACGGATGCTGATTCGGGTATGATAGATATTGCCCGTAAATTTAGGGACAAGCACCTTGATGATATGACCTTGGGCGGATATTATGCGATTGCCAAGATTGTAGTTCCGTTTTTGAAGCGTTCTGAACTGTTTAGAAAAATCACAAAAAGATTTTTGGTAAATCGTTTAATTGATTACGCCGTTGTTCATTTGTTAGTACATCCCGAATGGGATTATGGATATCGGACATCAAAATATGTAACAAAATGTTTTTTAGGTTTGTGCTCATTGATAGGCAGGTTTGTAAATTGCCCTAAATTAATAGCGCAGCATAGATAGGAGACTGTTATGGCCAGATACGGCAACCCGGTTTTAGAACAGCTTCAATTAATAGGCCGTACCACTGAAAGAGGTATGGAGAAAATGGGTAATGTCCCATTAGATATTGCCAATTTAAATATAAACCGGGCAAAACTTGAAGCTGAAATTCAAAATCGCGCATCTGATTTAAGTTTAAGACGAGACCAGCTAACCGAAATGATTGCTATGCACAAAGCTACTCAGGCTGGTGCTGCTGAGACACGTGCAGAGACCGCAAGGGCAAATTTAGCAAGGGAGGCTGGTGCTGCCGAATCACGAGCAGAAGCAAGAAAAACCAGTGTAATACAACGCAAATTACAGGAACCCGCGCTTGAGGCAACTGAAAGACATATGGAACGCCTTGACAGGGATGTCACTATTCCTGAATTATCAGGTGGTAATACCTATAGAATAGGTCATTGGCTTGCTACGGGTAGCCGTGAGGATGATCAAGATACGATGATTGATGAGTTAGCTAAAGCCTTTGGCGGGGAGTATATGGCTCAGGGGAAAAATAAGGGCAAGATCGTTTTAAAAAATGGCAAAACTCTTAAAATGAGAGACTTGGATAAATATCCCGAAAAAGTACAAGCTATAATTCTTGGGAATATGAGCCCTGATAGAGCAGTACAGGATTTAAGGGATCAAATTGAAGAAGCACAAGAAAAAGGTGAGATAGATCCTCAATTACAACAAACTTTTGAAGAAAAATTACAACGAATTAAAGAATTTCAAGATGATCCACAAGCCAGAATAACCGCACTTCAAAACCAAATTAACCAGCTTGAAATATTGGGCGGTCCCGGTATGAAAAAAGCAGTTGCCAGAACTCAGGCTAAAATTGATGAAATTAAGGGAGCTGAATCCCAAAAAGCTGAACAGGCATTTGAACTGAAAAAGATTCAGAAAAAAGAAAGTGCCAAGGCCAAAGCGGAAGGATTATCAACTCTTGGTAAAGAAGCACGAGATATTGCAGCGATGTCAGAAGGTGCTATTACCGAAAAAGAAGCCATACAAGGTTTACAAAAAGACAGAAGGGCAGGTAGGATATTTACAGCATATGCAGCGGCGGTTAAATCGCTACCTATGGAGATAGAGATGGACCCGGAGCTTTACCCACAAAAGATTGCAGAATTAAGAGAACAATACGGTATCGATGAACTATTAGAACCATTGCCCTTTGATAAAAAAGAACCAACAGATGATCCTGATAATATACGGGAATTATTGTTTAAATAATGAGTCTACAAGATTATAGAAATAAATATCCTGAATACGACGACATCCCCGATGACGTTTTAGTTCAAGGATTATATCAAAAATACGGGGAAGCCGAAACACCCGAACATTTTTCTGCAAAGATTGGGTATGGGCCACCGGCACCGATAGTTGAACCCGAAACCACAGCAGGAGATGTCCTTAAAGCAGCTGGTAGGGGCATTATTCACGGAACGTTAGGACTGGGGGAATCAATTGGCGGGGGATTGGAGTATGCCGGGCATAGATTAGAGAATATCTCTGATATTTCAGAACAACGACCTGATATTGCATGGAGTATGATGACTCCGGTACAACAAGCGGAGTCAGCAAAATTAAATGAAAAATATTTAAAGGTGGGTCTTACTGAAGAAGAAGCCCGGAATCGATCGATTCACGATATTTGGAGAAAAGATAAAGCAGCCCGAAAGGATATAGGTAAAACTATCTCCCAGATGGGTAAAGTAACGGCAAAGTATTGGGGATCTAAAGCCGAAAGATTTGAAACCGCAGAACATCTCAAAGGTAAGAAAGTCACTCGTAACCCTGAAATATTACTTGATCCTCAGTGGTGGGCTTATGGAGTGGGGGATTTAGTTCCGACTTTAGTTGCAACGGTCATACCGGGTGCAGTTGCTTATAAGGGCCTTAAAGCGGCTGGTATCGCAGCTAATATGACTCCTGAATTCGCAGCGGGATTAGCCCGGGTGGGTGCCTTGGTGACTGGCGGTGCGGCTGGTGGTGCGCTTGAAGGTTCGGCTACCTACAGGATGGTGTTAGAAGATACCGAAAACGAGCAAGAGGCCGCCCGAGCTGCAGAGGGTATGTTTCTTTTAGCTGGTGGTTTGAATGCTCTTTCGGTAGGTAAATTTTTGGCAAAAGCAGGGCCGGGATTTAAAGGTAAAATAATCAAAGGCCTTGGGGCCGGTGCATGGGAGGGTTTAACCGAAGGTCTTGAAGAACCCGCAGAAGTTACCAGCCTAATCGCGAGTAAAATCTTGACTGGTCAGCCAGTACAAGAAAACATAGCTCAGATGTTTCTTGAATCCATTGAGGACGGTCTCACAGTAGCCCCGCTTGCCGCTGTTACCGGCCTTGCTGGTGGGGGTGCCGGTGGTCAACAAGCGCAAATTGCTGAAACCACTGAAGAAGATGTTATTTGGGATGAATACGAAAAATCTAAGAAAGAAACCCCTTTGGGTGATGATAAATTAGCCCAGGATATTCTTGAAAAAATAGCCGCTGGTGGTTTACCCCAATCTATTAATAAACGCTTTGTAGCGCAGCAGGCAGAAGCCTTAACAAAAGTTCCTGCTTTACCTGCTGGGCAGGGTTTTCAGGTTAAAGAACCTTTTGTATCGGTTAATGATCCTATTTATCAAAGACGGATAGAAAACCAAAGAATACTTGATGACCCGAAAACGGCTGTTTTGGCAGAAATTGAACAGAACGAAGCTGTCAGAGAAGTTTTAAAGAAGGAGGCAGAAAAGCGGCGAAGGGATTTTGTTGCAAAAGACTTAGTGAAACCGTGGGGCGAACGTGAACGGCAATTAGCGAAAAAGATTCAATTAGAATACGGAAAAGGATACAAAGCCGACATTGATCGATTAAAAAAACTGGTATCAGATCGCAAATTTTGGGAAAATGAAGCCGTAAGGTTGGGTATCTTAGATAAAGAAACAATTGCGGAGCCTCCCGTACTTCCTGAAACCTCAGAAATAGACGCCCTTTCAGACGAAGAAAGAGCCCGGCTTGTATTACCTAAAGCAACGGATGAAGAAATAATTAAAACCGCAGAAGCGGCAAAGAAAGTTCGTGACGATCTTGCGGCAAAAGCCGAACCCGAGGTTGAAGCCGTTAAAGAAGCAGACTACAAACTAACCGGATCACAAAAACTATCCGAATGGGTAGCTGCTGAGATAAGTAAGCGTCATTATACTAAACCAATTACATGGAAAAATCTTTTTAATGCAGCGGATAAAGCCTTTGGTGGCACGCAGGCTGAAGGTGCTTATGTTGGACGAGATGCTTATGATGCCATGGAGATGGGTGTTAACCAGCGTATTTTAGATAGCTTAGTAATTGATACACAAGAAAATATTCAGCAGGCAGATAAGGTGATTAAGGTTCTAAAAGAAGAAATCACGTTATTACCCACACAAACCAAAAGAACCAAAGAACAGCAAGAATATCAACAGTTTTCTACTCCCCCGCCATTGGCATATATCGCTAATTGGGCGGCTAACATTAAAATAGGTGAGTCTTATTTAGAACCATCGGCCGGGACCGGCGGACTTGCTGTATTTGGTAAAATGGCCGGTGCAGAAGTCCAGGTAAACGAACTATCCCCCCGGCGTGCTGCATTGCTAAAAACATTTTTTAAAGACGTGTTTACCGAAGACGCCGAGCAACTTGACAATATTTTACCCGATGATGTCAAACCTACTGTAATTGTAATGAATCCCCCGTTTTCCGCAACTGCTGGGCGGGTGGCGAAAAACGCGAGTAAATACGGTGCTCGTCATATTGAACAAGCTTTAAACAGATTAGAACCTGGCGGCCGATTGGTGGCGATAGTCGGCAAAGGTATGTCCGATACAGCCCCGAAGTTTAAACCCTGGTGGGCTAAAATTAGAAAGAAATATACGGTTAAGGCAAATATCGGTATATCCGGTAAGGAATATAAGAAATACGGCACAACTTTTGATAATCGGCTACTAGTTATTGACAAAACAGGCCCAAGTGAGTATAATACGGTAGTTGGAAATGTTTTGGTAGTTGAGGATCTAATTCCGAAATTAAGGGAGGTCCGAGATGACCGAATCTATGTTAGCACAACTCAACCGGCTAAACAGCCGACCCCATCACCGCCACGCGGCGAAACTCCTTCAGAAGCTGAAGGTATCCCCACAAAAGCACCTGTTGCACCAGTTTCAACTGCTGGAATTGATGATCGAGGAAGAACACCTGATACCGGAGTCCCATTTGTCGAGCCTGTTCTGGGAGATCAAGGACGGCGACCCGGACAAACTGGAATCATTTCCGAATTGGGAGAGGGTGAGCCTTTTGAACACCCCATTGGCCCAGGCCGAGGAACTGTTAGAGGAACTCAACGGTCAGTACCAGGAGCGGAACCTGTAGATATTGATTCGCTTATTGATGAAGTGGGCGAGGAAATAGGCTACAAACAACCTACCAAACAAGCAAAACCATCACTCAAAAAAGCTGCAAAACACGTTGCAAAAGGTACAGGCAAAGGACTTGACGCTGTTGCCGATTTGATCAAGGGACTTACCGAGGAAGGCCAAGTCGGCGGTCAATTAATGCACCCCGAAGTCTATGCCCAGGCGAAGCAAGGTTTTTCCGAATCTTATCAGGAGTATATAAAAGCCGGAAATGAATTGCGTGATTGGGTAAAGTACGCTCTTGTTGAGTTGAAAAATAAAGGGGCAAACTTTGATGTTGCTAAGAATTGGGTATCCCATTTCTATAAAAATGACCTACCACAAGAATTACCGATAGGTAAGACCAAAGAACTTCAATACACTCAATCAAAACGGGCTGTAGAGGGCGAAATTTCTGATAGTCTATATAACAGCTACACCCCCCAGGTGAAAATCGCAGGAGCGAAGCCTCACCCCACCCCCCTGGCGCAATCGGCGGCTATGGCAGATACCAATGCACCCCCGGCTACATACACCCCAATGTTACCGGAAGGACCAATCAAAGAAGGTCTTATATCAGACGTTCAACTGGAAGCTGTTATAGCTGCCGGTCAAGCCCATGAACAAAAACTAGTTGCGTTAGAAAAAGAAGCACCAAAACGAAAAGGCTTTTTTATAGGCGACGGTACTGGCGTGGGCAAAGGCAGGGAAATTTCAGCTATTATGTGGGATAATTGGAACCGAGGCCGTAAAAAAGCTATTTGGATTTCAGAAAGCGCAAAATTAATTGATGATGCGAAACGCGACCTTATTGATGTTGGCTGGAAAGAAGGTGCTGAAAAGATTTTTTCAATTAATAAAACAAAATTAGGTCAAAAAGTTACAAATAAAGAAGGTATCCTATTTTCGACATATGCCACTATGCGTGGCGGGTTTAATCAAATCCGTACCGATAACGAGGACACCTTACAAAATATGCGAATTCGTTTGAATCAAATTCGTGAATGGTTCGGAAAAGACTATGACGGAGTTATTGCATGGGATGAAAGCCATAATATGGCTAATGCAATAGCTCAGCGGGGTGTCCGCGGGGTTAAAAAGCCGTCTCAACAAGCCATTGCCGGCATTATGCTACAGCAAGAAATGTTACCTAATTCTAGGGTACTCTATGTATCTGCAACCGGTGCCACAGAAGTTTCAAATTTTGCGTATGTTCCGAGGTTAGGACTTTGGGGACCGGGTACCGCATTTGAAAAACAAGGTAAATTTATTGAAAAAGTTACATCTGGTGGCCTTGCCGGTATGGAAATGGTAGCCCGTGATATGAAAGCCATGGGTCTTTATACTGCCCGATCTCTTTCTTACGATGGCGTTGAATATCGCAGATTAGAACATCCGCTTACTGACAATCAGAAATCCGCTTACGACGAGTTATCAAGTGTGTGGCAGCTTGTTTTAGGTAATATTAACACAGCTTTGGATCAAACAGAAGGTAAGCACAACTGGTCTGCTTTTTGGAATGGGCACCAACGATTTTTTGAAGCTGTTGTAACTTCATTTCAAATGCCGTCTGCTTTAAATGATATGGAAAAGCAAATTGCAGATGGTAATTCGGTTGTGATTCAGCTTACAAAAACAGGTGATGCACAAACCAAACGGGTTTTAGAACGCAAACAAGAAGGTCAGGAAATTGAGGATCTTGACTTTACGCCCCGGGAACAACTGATTGATTATGTCAGAAATCATTTTCCGGTTCAACAATTTGAGGAATACGAAGACGAGGAAGGTAAAAAACGGATTCGCCCTGTTTTGGATTCTACTGGTGAACCAGTTTTAAATAAAGAAGCGGTCAAGATGCGTGAATCTCTGATTGCAAGGCTATCTTCTATCAAAGTTCCAGCGTCTCCCCTTGATATTATAGTCCAACATTTTGGTCAAGACAAAGTCGCAGAAGTGACTGGTAGGTCCCGTAGAGCGATCTTTAATAAAGAAGGTGAGCTTGTTATTGAAAAACGCACCGATAAAATGACATCGCAGGATGCTGATGCTTTTATGGACGATGAAAAACCAATTCTTGTCTTCAGCCAGAAAGGTGGTACTGGCCGGAGTTATCACTCCGATATGAGAGTCAAGAACCAAAGACGTAGGATTCATTATCTTGCACAACCGGGCTGGAGAGCGGATAAGGCTATTCAGGGGCTTGGCCGCACTCATAGATCGAATCAGGCGTCAGAACCGGAATATGTTCTTTTAACAACTGACCTGCAGGGTCAGAAGCGTTTTATTTCATCTATTGCCCGAAGACTTGATCAGCTGGGGGCGCTTACCAAGGGCCAACGACAAACAGGGTCACAGGGTATCTTCCAGGCCCGGGACAACCTTGAAAGCGGATATGCGAGAAACGCTTTAGGTAGATTCTGGGATCAACTTTTGGCTGATGAAATAGAAGATCTTGATGTCACAACATACCAAAACCAGGCTGGGTTGAAATTATTGGACGCGGAAGGCGAGGTCAAAGAGAATATGCCGGGAATGAAGCAGTTTTTAAACCGGTTGCTTTCTATGAATATTAAGTATCAAAACATTGCTTTTAATAAATTATCTGACAATCTGGATGATATTATCCAGGAAGCTGCTGAACGAGGTACCCTAGATGTTGGTATTGAAACCATTACCGGCGACTCCATTAAAAAAACTTCTGAACAAACGGTTTATACAGATGAGACAACCGGAGCTGAAACAAAATATGTCACATTAGATATTACCAATCCCGCTAATAATTTGTCATTTGAGGACTCAAAACAATATTATTTCCAGAAAAAAAATCCTGTTTGGTATCAGAATATAAAATCTTCAAGGATATGGGTAGCATCCGATATAAGGGAACGAACAACAAGAGAAGGAGATATTGAGGCCTACCATACTTTAAAGGGTGCAGGTCCGTCTTCCCTGCAAAGAGTAAGTGCTGAAGATCTAAAATCAGATAAATGGGAGAAAATGACCGAATCCCGAGCAAAAGAAATATGGGATACCGAATTTAAAAATCTTCCTGAAACTGTTACAAATACAGAGCATGTTATAACTGGTACTCTGTTACCTATTTGGGATAGGCTTATCGGAAAAGCTACGGTCTACCGTATGCAGACTGATGAAGGCCAGAGGATTTTAGGTCGTAGGATATCTCCTAATAATTTAGGACAAACACTTAAAAATTTAGGCGTAGGTCGTGAAAAAGTTGAAATGACAGGTCAAGTTATTGCTGATAAAGTGATTAACGAAAAAGCGACTGTCCGGCTGGCTAATAAATGGCGTTTTAAAAGATCAAAGGTTTCAGGTGAATACAGAATTGAACTTGTCGGACCGGACTATTACACACAAGATGAAGTGGTTCAAGCTGGTGGTTATGATGAAGTTGTAAATTTTAGCACTCGTTTTTTTATTCCGATAAAAGATGCCGGCAACATAATTGATAAACTAATTAAACACAGGGAAATTGTTTCAGTTCAAGGCGGGTACACCGGGCCGTCTTTGACAGACCGTGTTGACCGTATTAAAAACGGTCTTGGAAACGAAAGAGGTTCTTTTTCATGGGCGAAATCAGAAAACACTCCGTTAGGTGAGGATCTTCTCGAAGTCGGCAGGGATCTTATCTCACAAGGCCATACAACCTATTCCAAATGGAGGCTTGAACTTAAAAAGTTGCTTTCCGAATACTGGAATAAAATAAAATTGGCAGCTTACCATATTTACAAGGCAGCTAAAAGACCTTTAGTGAGCCAACGTGGTGAAGTAACCCTGCGTGAAGCGAAAAAAGAACCCGAAATCCAGGAAACCAAAAAAGATTTAACGGAATACGCCTCTGAAGCAGCAGATTATGCTAAATCAATTTTCGATAAGCGAAAAAAGGGCTGGAAAAAAGAACGCCCGGATACCACTGTTACCGATAGAATTATTTCAACCCTATCTCACCATGCCGAAAAAGTTCCAGCCCTCCAAAGGGTGGTGAATGCGGGGCTTGACTGGATGGATAATAAACATCGTTTATCTACTGATATGCTTACTTCTAAAGATGATGAATCCTATGTCAAAATCATGGATACATATCGTAAGCAGGACAGGCAGGAATTCAAACGATGGAAAAGGTATATTATAAAACGAGACCGGAATAAAACAGGATATTCCGTTAAAAAAGAAGACGATACATTTAAGATTTATGATTCGGTCGGCCAGCATGTTGATACGCAAAAAACTGAAGACAAGGCGTGGGGACAGGCCGTAAAGCTCGAAGCGGAAGACTTCAAGAAAGCAGGTTTCTCCGATCAGGCGACAGACGCCCTGATAGCTTATCGATCAACCGCACACAACACCTATCATATGCTATCAGCGGGTATGGAAAACTTAATCACTAAATACAAAGAACAAGGCAAGAAATTACCCGATATAGCTGTTAGGCAGGGCGGGGATACCGTTACTGTCAATTTGGAAGTCGCTTTAAAAATGATGGGCGATATGCGTGGATATTACATGCCGCGATTGAGACGATCCGGGCAGTATAGATTAATTGCCACCAAAAAAGGCGCAAGTCCCTATTTACAATTCTTTGACACTAAAACAGGTATTAATATCCGTCATGCCCAATTAGAAAAGCAGGGATATAAGGTTGAGAAAGAAACTTCAAAATCTATGCCGGAGGTCGTATTTGAATTAGCGGGTAGAACTATCGGAAGTCAGCAAGTTGTAAATCAAGCCCTTGAAAACATTGGTCAAAAATCAGCAGGTAATTTATCAGAATTCGGGTTATCAACAGATTGGGAAAAATACAAGGATGAGGATCATTTTGTGGTCCGTGGCGCATATACTTCTGAAATGCGGAAGGCGTTTGAATCGTTAGGAGGCAGGTGGTATGCCACAGGAAAAGAGACAAAAGCGTGGCATTTTGCGAATGCCCCTGCTAATATTGAAGATCAGATAGTCAGAAGAATCCATGAGGTAAAAGGTATTGATCCTGATATAGAACTGCTTTTTTCCGGGGCATTGATTCAAAACGTGGCTGATATCTGGAGAGCAAGGGGAGCCCGGTCCCGTATGATAAAAAGGGGATTGGCTACAGGTGAAGATGTATGGTTAGGATATGAGGAAGATCCTATTATAGCTGTTGTGAAATCAGCCCACGGGATAGCCGGTGCTCAAGCCAAGCACCAAATGGCACTTGATATGTTAAAAGCTATCGCCGGAACTGATATATCTTGGAAGACATGGAAGACTTGGCAACAGGAAGAAGGTGTTGAAAAACCTGACTATAAAGATTATTTGAAATTCGTGAAGGCCCGAAGGATAGAGGCAGCATCCCAAAAGAACGCATTTTTAGAAGCCACCACTTATTTCAAGGATATGATGCGTAATGAAGAGGCAATTGACCGGCTTGTAGGGACATTAAAAGGCGTCGCGGTCTTAAAATATTTAGGTGGTAGGGTTTCAGCCCCGCTGGTGAATTTAACAGCACTTGTGACTTCTGTACCAGCTGGTATGAAAGGTTATGCTAATATTCCTTTAAGGTCAGCAATGAAATATGTCGGTAAGGGATCTGAGGCTTACTACAAATACCGGTGGGGCGATAAAAATAAACTGGACAAATGGACATTAAAAGCTCTTGAGGATTCTGATAAGAACGGCTGGCACCATGCACAGTACAATATGGAGGCACTATCTGTTCTGCAGGCCAAACTCGGCAGAGGTTGGAATAAGGCTCTTGAATACTCAATGTTAATGTTCGGTGAAACTGAAAGACTAAACAGGGTTTCTACCATTATTGGCTCATATATGGGTATTAAAGCGCAGCATAAGGAACAATGGAACGAATCAGATCATCAGCTAGCCTTGCAATTAGCTAAAAAAGTTTCGGATCGGTCCCATGGAGTTTACGGAAAAGCGAATCTCCCTCATTTTGCAAGGGGCTCTAACATTGCGGCTCAAGTTGCTCGATCATTTTATGTTTTTAGAACATTTTCGCATAATTACTTACTGACCATGAGAGACCTTGGATTTAATAAAAAACAGCGAACAGCAGCTTTATATATGGCACTTTCACCAGCCCTTTTTGCGGGAATCGGCGCGAGTGTGCTTACTCCTATCATAAACATGGTGCTGAAAAAACTATTTGACCAAGACGATCCAGAAGAAGCTATGTATGAATTTTTAGAACAGGAATTTGGATCATTCACAAGCAATTTAGCCAGATATGGTATATTTGGTATGGGTGGGTACGGTGTTTCCTTGAAGGGCTCCCTTGCTATCGGAATCACGGATTTACCTACATCTATAGCGGATATTTTAGGCGCGCCCGGAAGCGTTATCGGGGATGTTTATAAAGGTGGTAGGGCTATCACACAAGGGGATTTTGCGAAAGGAACTGAAAAAATAGCCCCATCCTTCATTGGATCTATGGTTAGAGGATGGCGGGAATACTCAGAAGGACTAAGTACCAGAACTAACGCCCCTATATTTTATGGGGTGAAACAGGCTCGACCGACATTTCTTGAGTCGGCTTTTAGGTTTTTATCATTTAATCCAGCTGGTGTAGCTGAAATTACTGAAAAACGATGGAAAGAATTCAAGGTCGAAGGAAAATATAGGGAACGCCGCACACAAATTTACTCAAAAATCAGCCGATATTTTCTTAAACCTACCGCAAAGCGTAGCCAGGGGGAATGGGCTGATATTTTACTTGAAATCAGAGAATACAACGAAAGAATAAGACGCAAGAAATTAATTGGTATAATGCCGATAATAACCAAAGAGTCTATTAAAGCCAATTTGAAGCGAAAATTCAGACCAAGAAAAAAAGAAATCAGAAGACGCTATAAATCAAAATACAAGGGAGATTAAATCATGGCAGGATCATCGGTTACACAAACACTAGAAGCCTTCGGGCCCGGCCGGGATATTCAAGTCTTAACTTTTGCCTGTGTTGGGGACGATACAACCGGGGCAATTGCGGATACGGATGTCGAAACGGTTTATATGGACGCTTTAAAGGGTTGGGTATTGGGTAAAATTCAAACGCTTTTCGGTGCAACTGCACCAGACGACAGCACCGATCTGTACTTGAAAGATTCAAATAGTGTTGATCTTTTAGGCGGTGCCGGCGTGAACAAGATTATGGCGGCTGAAAATAAAGAATTTTATCCTGAAGTTGATGGTATGCCGGGGACACAACCAATTAACGATACCTTGACTTTGGATGTTGACAATCAGACAGCCGTTGACGCCCTTTACACAATAAAGTGTTTTTTTACAAGACCCGGTAAATAACGAATAGAGGATGGGAACTATGAGATATTTAACTAAATTCTTGCTTTTTATGATGATCTTTTTGCTTTGCGGTAACGCATACGCAATAGGTCCATTTGGTGGAATGTGGAAGAAAGATTCTACCAGAACATCAATCCAGCCACGTAATGATCTTCCTGTTATGTTTCCTAGGGTAACAATAGCAAATCTACCGACAGGGATACCGGCGGGGGCTATGGTAGAGGTGACGGACGGAGATGCGGCCGATGATTGTACGACCGGAAGCGGATCTACCAGGGTACTATGCCGTTATAGTGGATCGGCGTGGGAGGCTGTCGGTGACGGCGGCGGGGGGTCTACGGTTGAAGACGATGTTTTTGGATCGGGGTGGAACGCTGACACTGCGAATGCGCCCAGTCAAAACGCAGTTTACGATATTCTACATACTTACGATACCGACGATGATGGGGATATCGATAATATCGATGGTGCTGTAGGTGGTGGTGATATTACCGGGGTTGGTCCGGGCGGGACAGGGGCAGGAGATGCTCTTACGGATACCTATCTGACATCCGGGACCACCATGTTTGTTTGGGAAGGTACGACTTCCGATGCAAATCAGTTAAATTTTGTTGTACCCGAAGCCGATCCAAGCGCAGCAACGACTGTAACCTATCCTGATCAGACAGGGACGTTTATTATAGGTGAAGGTGATGGGTATGCTGATAACACTATTTTAACTGCTGACGGAACCGGAACTCATTTAACTCAAGAAACAGCCGTAACGATTGATGATTCAAACAACATGGCTGGTATCGGGACAATTGGGTCTGGAGCAATAACTTCAAGCGGCGCTGTTGGCGGGACCGACTTGACGGCCTCAGACGATATTATCGGTCAAGACGATCTGCAGCTTGATAGTGACGGCGCATTAATACAGCTCGGAGAAGATCAAGACATCGTTATTCAGCACGTTGCAGATACCGGGATAACGATTCTTGAAGGAACAGAGGAAATTTTAATCTTAGAAGATGGTGGTGCCGGAAGTGCTGTTAATGAACTTACCATTTTAAGCGCGGCTACAACGGCAAGCCCCACCATCCAGCAGACAGGGGAAGCCGATATCGGGATAGATTTTGAAACCGTGAATGACGAAGAGTTATTGCAATTAGACGCTATTGCAGCCGGCACAAACAATCTTGTCATTGGCAACAATGCCAATGGTTCAAGCCCTACAATCGTAGCTGTTGGGTCTTCAGATTCTAATGTCGGTATTTCGATTGACGCGAAAGCGGCTGGTGAAATCGCAATCGGGTCTGCAGATGCTAAATTTTCTGTTGCGTCTGATGCCCTGGATATTAGCAATACGGGTGCTATCTCCGGTGCCGGAACTATTAGCTCTGGTGCAATCACGTCAAGCGGGAGCATTACCGGGAGCGGGGTTTTTGATGTAACCGGAGCAAACCCGATAACAATAGGTTCAGCCGATGTGACAGCGATTACCTTAACCACCGCCGATGCCGGGGATGGGTCGGATGTGGTTTTACCTGCTGGATCAATACAAACCGGGGAAATCCTTGACGGAACTATTGCAGAAAACGATCTATCTGCAACCCTGGTCTTTGATGATGGTGATTTGCTTAATTTGGGCGGCATTACTATGAGCGGCACCAATGATGAGGGTCTGGTCCTACCCGCATGGGCGGATACTACGCCAGACACAGATCAACCATATCTCACCTACGATAGTGCTGCAAACGCATTAAAGGTTTTCGAAGGTGGGTGGGTGTCTATCGGTGCTACGGCAGCTCCCACGGATGCGGATTATTTAACCCTATCGCTTGATGGTACGCTATCTGCTGAACGGGTTTTAACTGAAAGTACACAGGGTATTGATTTTACCGATAGTGGTGCCAACGGGACGCTTACAGTTTCTATAGACGGCACAGAGGTAGATGCCATAACATGGTCAGATGGTGCGAATGCCTCGAATACTTGGACGTTTGATGTAAGTGGCACAGATACCACTATGGTTGCTGGAAATGGAACCATGACGTTTTCCGGTCAGGTTTTAGCAACTGGTATGGACATCGGAACTAGTCAGGCTATTGTCGGAACCACAGCAATGACAGTAGGGGATAATGCTCAAACGATTGCTATAAATTCGTCTGATTGGGACATTGGTGCTACGGGTATAGGCACAGGATTCGGGAATTTTACTTCTGATGGAATCATTGAAGGTGCAACACTGACCGAAGGTGGTCAAGCTATCTACAATGCAGGTGAAACGCCAGGAGGCGAGCTTGGTGGAACTTGGTCATCTCCAACGATAGATGACAGCGTTACCGTGGCGACTTGGACATTCACAGGAACCACAATCGCTGCCGGGATAGACGGCTCTGGAACTATATCGGCTAATTTATTCGCCCCCGATGCGGCTGATGGTGCCGATATCGGTTCTACTACGCTTGAATTTTCGGATTTTTATGTTGCTGATGGGTCGATTATTTACTTTGGGAATGACCAGGATGTAACCTTAACCCATGTAGCCGATACTGGCTTAGACTTAAACCTTGCTCTTGGGATAGCCGATGACCAGCCTGTTATTTGGGGTGCAAATGACGACTGGCAAGTAGAATATGACGAATCTGTTGATAATCAATTTTTAATACACACCACAGGAACTTCCGCAACTGCTACCGGAGATCCGATGTTTGAAATCCTGACGGACTTTGGCAATGCTAATGGTACAAGCATGACCGCTGACCAGGAAGTTTTTGGAGTTTCAAAAGGTACTCAGGCAAGCAATGTATCCCTTTTAGCTCTTGACGAAGATGGCGATTTAACCCTTGCTGGCGCATTAACTTTCCTTGGTGGGACTGATTCGTTTATTACAATGAGCAATAACGCTTCATACGCCGGATCAGGATACCAACTATTTTTTGAAGGTGGCAATTTAACTTCTGTTGAAAACGGCAGTGAAAAAATTGTATTGGTACAAGAGGATGGTGCGACCTTAACCGGGACGACTTGGAGTTTTGCGGGTGTTACGGATATGGTATTACCAACGGCCGCCGCCGATGCTTCCGGTGAATTGTCGATGTCAACTGGCAATCAATTAAAATGGCACGATGGAACAAAGGTTGTCACAATAGACACAACTCCGACAACTGATAATTATGTTTTAAAATACGATAACGCTTCGGCTACTTTTACGCTTGAAGCGGATGAAACCGGCGGTACTCCTGCCTGGAATAGTGTTACAGATCCTACAGCAGATGTTGATATGGCACATGATGCGGGAGAAGAAACCGCATTTACTTACACAGGAAATTATTCAACCGGATCACAATTCTTAGTTGAACAACTTACCGGTAATCCGACAGGTGGCATTCTTTTTGAAGCCAAGGGCGCGGATAGCGATAGCACGGTTGCTCAAATCGGTGACGGTACCAATGTATGGACATTTAGCACTGCAGGGCTTCTTACCAATGCCGGTACAGCTACCTTAAACTTTGCTGCTGCTTCTGATTTGACTGTAGGTGGTGGGCAGATTGATGCCGACGATTTGGCAAGCGTTACGGCGCTTGGTGGATCGGATACAACGTTGATTACCGGCACGACCGGAACGGATACCTATGTAGCTGTCTGGAATGCTGATGGTGATTTAGTGGACGGTGCCGGGGTGCCTTATGTGGTAGGTGGCACGGACGTGGCCGATGAGGATGTGGCTAATAATATTACAATAGATTTGGCTACTTTGGCTACTACGGTAACTGTGTCTGATGACGAAAGTACAGCCGATGCTCATGAGGTCGTATTCACGACAGACAATTCGAATCTTGAATCAGATGGAACCTTTAATTACAATCCATCAACAGGAACCGTAACTACAACAGAATTTGTTGGTGGTGGTGTTGGGCTTACAGGATTAGATGGTGAAAATATAGCAAACGATACCATCGACAATGATTCTATTGATTGGGCGGACATGACGGACTTGACAACCGATGGAGCGTTAGATGCCGATGTTGTCGATGAAGCCCATATAGCTGACGATGGAATAGATTCAGAACATTATAATGATGGATCAATCGACACAGCGCATATCGCCGCTGATCAGATCACAAGCGCCTTAATTGCTGATGACCAAGTTGATTCAGAACATTATGTCGCCGCTTCAATCGATAATGAGCATATGGCAGCAAACTCGATTGACAGTGATGAGTATGTTGATGGATCAATAGATATCGCTCATATGTCAACTGACTCTGTGGACTATGACAACACAACCGGAAGTATCAAGTCACTTACCCCGGTAACTGATGCCACAACTGATTTTGCAGCTAATTTTACAGGCGCAAATCTTTATGGGGGTACTTTTGTTTGTGACACTGATGATGGAGATTTGCAACTTCCTGCTGTTGCTGCCGGAATGAATTTTACTATTATAACGTTAGGCGCAATTCAAATAGTTGTAGAACCAAATGCTTCAGACAGTATGTTGCTGGATGGAGTGCAATTAGATGATGCTGATAGCGCCACTAATTTATCAACAGCGGGCGACATCATAGTTTTCCAATATTATAGTGCCGCCGGTTGGGTAGCGACAAGTAACGGATGGACAGACGAGGATTAACATGAAAAAAATATTAATGACATTATGTATCTTGACTCTATGCTCTTCGTCGTTTGCCGGTGGAATTACAGAAAAACTAAAGGCCGTTGTTGGGCGGCAATCGGTAGAGGAGGCAGCAGGTTATGATTACATAACTTTTTTCTGGCGAACTGAAGGCGAAACATTAGGGGATGACGATTATTCTGATGGGGACACAACCGCAACAATTCAGGGAACTATAGCTATTAATAGTACCCAGGTTAAAGTAGGTACCAATTCAATTGATCTTTTTACGATGTGGGGAAGGTACGAATTTGATATATCTTCTAGTGATATACTTAGTGGATCGGAATGTAGAATCGGATTTTGGCTTTACATGGATGGTGATGATGATTCTGTTAGGTTTATTCATGCCGAAGACGGCACCGATTCTAGTGATTATTTTGACATAGAGCGCGCTTCAAGTAGTGGCGAGGTTCGACTTGATTGGAAAATAGATGGTGGTACTGTAGTTATTGCGACAACAGACGCCAACATGTCTGAAGATACGTGGTATTGGATTGAAGTATATTGGAATTCGGCTACTCCGACAAGGCAGGTGCATATATTTGACGACTCCAGTAATGAACAAGGATCAGGAGCAACTAATTCGAGTTCATTCACCACTATCGCATTTGCAACAGGTACTTTACAAATAGGAAATGCGATTGGCGTAACTCCTAATTATAATTTAGATAATATAATTTTTAGCAATGACTCTTCTCAGAGTTTATATGCAATTCGGAATGAAACAGTGTCACCACGGTGATTATTATGGCGAAAATATTTCTGTTGTTTTTAATTTTATTAATTCCATTTGAAGTAATGGGAGAATCATTATTCTTTTCCCAGATTTTGAAAATCAAGGATGGGCAGGATTAACCCATGGTGCAACTGGGGGCGATGATGATGGTACAGCTAATGCTGGAATAAACTTAGGTGATAATTATGATGATGCGTTAGATCCCGCAAGTTCTTGGCCAAGTGGCGTTAGTATTCTTGATCAGGATGACTATGGTTCTGGTTGGGAAATCGGCGCTTATGTGTATCTTTTTTCATCATCACTCAATAATATATCAGGCCAAAAGTTTACAATACAATAGGAAATAATTATGCAAGAAAGACGGTTACAAAAAATACTCTTCCACGGGCCTAATCGCAGACAATCAGGTCTTGAAAAGTTGCGTGAATTGACTAAGAATTTACCGCCCTTAGTCGTTAAAAGCAAAGAAGGCAAAGAAGTGGTTTACGGCTCTGAAGAAGGATCATATTATGGATACGGGATTTTCAAAGATGACGAGGTTGCCGTCCAAAGGGTATTTATGGCAAAGGGAGAGAAAATTCCTGAGCACGCTCATCGTGAAAAAGAGTTTGGTGTTGTTTATAAAGGTGGGGTGCGTGTGAAGTATGGGGGTAAAGAGAAAGATTACTATAGATCAGATTGGATGATTTTTGAGCCTAACGAACTGCATAGCGGAGTGATCCTTGAAAATTGTTGGATGATTCTTTTGACTATTCCACCTGCGGAGGATTATCCTGATGACAAATAACTTGAACGGTTGGAATGAGTGGGGTAAGCATGTTTTACGGGAACTGGAGCGACTTGATAGCAACATCGACAAAATCAATGTCCGGTTGATAGGGATAGAAAAAAATATTGCTGGATTAAAGATTAAAGCTCGCATGTGGGGAGCATTAGGGGGGGCGGTTCCGGTTGCGCTTGCTATCTTGGTCTATATCGTAAAAAAGATGATCTGATGATTGAATCGGTTTGTAAGAAAAGGTTGATTTCACTTGAAATCGACCGATTAGAATGTATAGCATGTACCGATAAGTGTGAGTATGGAGAGGATTTAATTAAAAAATTTGCAGAATATGAAATGGAAGAGAAAAAGGCAAAGTACGATAGTCCCGACTGTTAAGATATGGGTGCTTATCGGAATTTGCTATTTAGTGTTTTGGACTTTGAAAATTGTGCGTGTTGCTTTATGCCCATATCATAAACAAAATTGAATATATTAAATAACAAAGCGCACCAATAAAAACAATCTGGACCAAAACATCAGGCCAAATGACTTTAATCCATTTTTTGTAATTTATTACACGCCCACAAGTAAAGCAAACTGGAGCGATTTCTATAGCTGGGCCACCACATTTAGGGCATACTATTTCTTTGAGTTTCATTTCAACCTCCTTTTGATTTATCCCCGTATCCATAAAACCACCAATCCAATCAAAAACATCATAAGTGCGCCTGATACAGCACACGCAAGCCTTCCAATTATAATCATTGTTTTACGTTTCATTTCGGTTCCTCATAATTTTTCAATATTTCAACTGCCCATACCGCATTTTGAAACGTAATTGATCCAGACAGAGCGCAGATCGCGTCGAATATCAAAACGGAAAATTCAACATTAAATCCGTTTTTCGAATAACAGAATTCATTATTGAAATATCCGTTATATTCAAGCGTTCTAACACTTTTAAATCGCTTCTTACCGGCTTTCCTCCGCTGGGGCAGGGTTCGTTCAATATTCATTTTGTGTGTCCCTTCCTTTTACTTTCAATATATTCCATAAGTGTTTGTATCAATGGCCGATTATCGTTATCGGTTTCCTGGATATATTGAATTAGATTGCTAATTATGATTTCTTCAACCTGCAGTTGCTTTTCCGATTTTGGATCATGAAAGCTGGGATGTAACGAAATGGCAGCGTAATCATGGCTTTTAATACCGGTTCCCGCACCCCAATAAGACCGCCTGACATGATGAGCTTCAACACCAGTCCATCCTGAAAGACAACATGGTTTTCGCCGGATAAATTTCAGGTATTTTTGATTTCGATATGTCTTAGGTTTCGGGTCTGATATCATTTGAGTTAAACCCAACCGATTGAATGCCTTGCATCATCTATGATTTGTTCGAGTTGCGTCTGCATATTTTCAAGGACAGACATAATTGTTTCTGACTGAATCGTCGGAAATTCCGGGGTCGCTTCAACTTCTGCAATCCAGGCAAGGGCCTTTTCCATATCCGGCATTAAAGCGGCTTGCCTTTCAGCCTTCTCCTTTTCCGCTTGCTCATGTTCGGCTTTTTCTAGTTCGGCACGTTCAGCGTCTTCTTTGGCGTCTTTTTCAGCCTGGATACGGGCATTTTCAGCCGCTTTCTTTTCAAACGCTTCTCGTTCCTTGCGGTCGATCTCTGCTTGCTTCTCACGCTCAATTTCAGCCTTTTCTTCGTCAATTTTGCGCTGTGCTTCGGCAAGCTCATCTTGATCGGCTTTGATTTTTGCTGCCGCTTCTTCCTGTTCAAGCTTGATTTTTTCAAGCCGATCTTCTTCCGCTTTTCTATCAGCGGCTTCTTTCGCAAGACGTTCGTCTTCAATCCGTTTTTCTTCAGCGATACGGGCTTGCTCTTCCGACCATTTGCGCTCTGCTTCAGCCTGAATGTTCGCAAAATCTCCATCCGGCATCTCAGCAACTTCCTGATACGGTAACGGCGCATTGTATCCAGCAAGTGAATTCATCCTATCGTCAATCTTCTCCTGCCATTTGCGCTTTTTTTCTTCTTCAATGGCCTTCAGCTTGTCGTCGTACACATCCCGCTTATCACCTAATGTCTTGACAATAGGTTCAATAATACCGTTCATTCTTCGTTTTTTTTCGTCAAGATCCTGGCAAACTGCTAAAGCATCGGCCTTTAGATCCTTGTGCCTGTTTTTTATTGCGGTCTTGATATTTTTAGCACGAATGTGGACCACCTTAACCTCTTCATACCCTTCACCGTCCGGACCGATTTCCATTTCATTACAACATTTTTTTAGCTCTGCAATATTAGCAGGGCTCAACCCTTGTATTCCGAATGGAATTATTTCAGTTGATTCTTTTTCTACTACTTGTGTTTCTGTCATTCTGCATCCTCCTTTCCTTCGTTATAGCGTTTTTCCATGCACGTTTCGCAAGGATCAATTATTATTTCACTTCTGTATAATTCTGCGTCAAGATCGTTTCCACAGACATTGCAACAAACAGAAAAATTTTCAATCGTGGTTAATTCAATTTCCATCGGCTCCCTCCTTTCCTTCATCACAGTGTTTTTCCATTATGGCTTTCATGGGTCCGCTATACGAACCCTCCAATGTCACCTCATCCAGTTCAAACGGTTGGTCCGTTGCTTTTGTGACATACTCTATAACAGCTTTTTTGATTTCCATTTCGTTTAATTCAATTTTCATGATGCCTCCTTTTTTAATTACGCAAATTGTAAATATTGATTAACAATTTCATTCAACATGATACCTGATTGTTTTTCTTCTGTCATATTGTCCCATTGATCTTTTGAAATATCATTAGGTCGTTTAGGTTCTAAAGTGTTTTTGTAAACGTTTTTAATAAGTATATCAATTGTTTTAGAATAGAGATCTTCAAATTCTCCCTGCTGCATTTTAGCAAAACTAATCGATCTTGCTTCTATTCTGGATGTCTTATCTAACCTAATAACAAGATCAAAATATCCAGCCAAAATAGCAATGTCTTTTCTAAACCTTTCAAAGTTTTTTTCAGGAGTACCATATTTTGAATTAATTTCTCCGGGCTCCCAATTATCAAATCCAATGTTAAGCAAAGCAAAATATTTACGGTGAAAAGCAGGGTTGCGATATTCTTTAAAATCAGCATGAACATGGTTACCAAACTTAATCTTATTGTACCATTTTTGACTGTCTGGGTCAGTCGGTAATAAGCCGGATAAGGTTTTACTTAACACCACTTCCATTTTTAACCTCACTAAGTAAATAAAACATATCCTTTATAAATTTATCTACACCCTCATTGAGTTCTTTGATTTCCTTCTCGTCACGCTCGACCCGAACCACAATCAAGGGGTATATATCCTTTATAAATGGGCAATACATAACATAATCGCACCATTCTCTTTCCGATATTCCGAGCCCGTATTGCATTTGTCTGCGCCTGTCAGTGGAGATATTACCGTTATCTCTCATGGCTACAAAGGTTGAAGGAATAGCGCATTTAATTTCA